ATTACAGAACAAAACAGATGCAATCTAATGCTATGCAAATACTCTGCTCAGTAGCTACAAGAGGTAGGTATCACACAACGCTACCATTAGTTTTGAATGCCATTATTAATCAGACTCAATTGCCTGATAAATTAATAATATTTGATGACAACGATGAGCCTCAAGACATGAGGCAAGAAATGATTTACCAATACTTTTTTCAAATGCTTGACATTAAAAAAGTTAAATGGGAATGGCTATTTGCAAACAAAAAAGGTCAGCATCATATACATCAAATGGCTAATACTATGGGCTATGATTGGGTATGGCGAGTAGATGATGATGCAATACCTGAGCCTAATGTATTACAAAATCTGTATAGCTATGCTACACAAATACACAATGTAGGTGCCATTGGAGGAGCAATTTTGACTCCACCTAATTTATTTGATACAAATAAATCAACGGGCAAGATTGAAGATATAAATAAAGAGCCGAATATTCAATGGAATGATATAAAGAAAATAAAAGAAGTAGAGCATCTGCATTGCTCATTTCTATATCGGGCTGGAGTGTATGACTACAATCTTGGACTATCAAGAGTGGCACATAGGGAAGAAACATTATTTACTTATGGACTATATAAAAAAGGATACAAGATTTTAGTTGCTCCAAACGCAACGACATGGCATATGAAAAATCCCGAAGGTGGGATTAGGTCAGAAACCAAAAAGGAAATGTATGAGCATGATGAACAGATTTTTAGAAATACTGTTGGGCTTTCTGATTGCAATATTGTTGTACTTAATTGTGGCTTGGGCGATCATATCGTTTTCAATAGCATCTTGGCTAATATCCCAAATCCAATGGTCTTTGGATGTTATCCTGAAATAATCCCATGTCGATCAATTGCAGAGGCAAAAGCATTGTTTGGCGACATTGAACAATGGAACATTTATAAAAAGATGGCTGATTGGAAATGGACAGGCAGTCTTGTTGATGCATTTAAAAAATTATATTTATGATCATTATTCATCCTTATGCAAAGCCTTTAATCAATGGCAAACGCAATCCCAAAAATTATCCTTATTGGACAGAGCTAATTGAATTAATTGATGAGCCTGTAATACAAATAGGTGTTGATGGCGAAGAACAATTGGTTGATGATTTTCGTAAAGGATTAAGTATTATTGAATTACGACAATTAATAAAAGATTGCAGATCATGGATTGCAGTCGATAGTTTTTTTCAACATTTGGCATGGTCTGAAAGCAAACAAGGAATAGTATTATGGTCTGTATCCGATCCTGAAATATATGGTCATGGAACTAATATCAATTTACTTAAAGATCGAGTATATTTAGCCGAGAATCAATTTTTATGGTGGGACTTTACAGAGCATAAAGATGATGCATTTGTAAAACCCGAAGAAGTGATAAAATTTCTTTGATTCCAACATGATAAGACACGATAAAAATAATTAACTTATCGAGGTCAAAATGTTTACAGAAGTTGAAGCTAGACTAAATTCTCATGAAGCCGTATGCGAGCTTCGCTACGATTCAATTTGTGCAAGACTCAAACGCATTGAACAAATCCTAATTGGAAGTGCTGGATTTATTATTGTGTCTTTAATAACTATTGTATTTAAAATCCATTAAATGATGTATGCCCGATCCATTTGGTTTATCCGAAGGAGTAAAGGCTCTTTCTTCAAGTCTTGACACAAGCAGAGAAAGCTCAAAACAATTATCTAAAAGCATCGAAAATGTCCAAAAGGATGCAATCGATGTAGCACAAAAACAAGCACAAGACAGAATAAAAGCAAGGCGGGAAGCTGAATTAAAAAAAGAAAAGGCATTAATAAAAGCGTTAGAGGCATGGAAACACAAAAAACAAATAAGCGATGAAGAAGCAAATTTAAAGATTGAATTTGTTAAGAAGTATGGAGCAAAAGAATGGGAAGCAGTTTTAAAAATTAAGTTGGATATTGAAAATATGGAACGCAAAGATAATGAAGAATATCAACATGACCTTAAAGAAGTCCGTAGAGTTCAATTTTATTGTTTTGCAGTTGCAGCATTAATAGCTTGGTATTTAACTTGGGGGATTAAATAATGTTTGGAATTGATGACATCATTGGAGCGGGTTTAAAAATCATTGATAAGGTTATTCCTGATCCCGCACAAAAAGCACAAGCACAATTAGAGTTGCAAAAGCTTGCACAAGACGGCAAATTAGCTGAATTGCAGGCAGATATGAATGAAGCTAATAATCTATCGGAACGATGGAAAGCTGATGCAAGTAGCGATAGTTGGCTATCTAAAAACATTCGCCCATTAACTTTAATATTTATTCTTTTGGCTTATTCATTCTTTGCATTTATGTCAATGCTTGGACATGAAACTCGAGGTGCTTATGTTGAATTACTTGGTCAATGGGGAATGTTAGTAATGACGGCTTATTTTGGAGGTCGTTCTTTAGAAAAAATAATGGCTAAAAAAGATGGAAAATAAATTATCACAATGGGTGACTCTTGCAGTAACTATTACATTATGTATTGTCGTTGTCGGGATGGTCGGCACATTATTAGCCGCTATTCTTGATCCTACAATACCCAACGATCCAATACTTGCAATTATTGCTCCCGCTTTCAATATGATTATTGGCGGGTTCATAGGTCTTATAACTGGTATTCACATGGCACAAGGAGAAAATGATGAACCTAAGTGAACACTTTACATTTGAAGAATTAACTCATACCGATCATCGTGAATTTGACAACATCCCAAATGTTGAAGAAACAGAAAATTTAACCCGCTTGGCATCATTTCTTGAAGAAGTTAAAACTGCTTTAGGTGGCAGACCAATCTTTATCAATTCGGCATTTCGTTGCAAACAAGTCAATGATGCCGTTGGTTCAAAGGACACAAGTCAGCATCGCATTGGATGTGCGGCTGATATACGAATACCCGATATGACACCCGATCAAGTTGTTAGATCAATATTGGCAACCAATTTGCAATTTGATCAAATCATACGAGAATTTGATCGATGGACACATATTAGTGTGCCAAGCAAAGCTACTGATAAACCCCGTAGACAAGCCTTAATCATTGATAAACAAGGCACCCGTCCATTTGCTTAATCTTCGCCAATCATTTTTAGCGTTGCCTGTAATAACTCTTCTTCCGTGACAAGATACTCCCGCTCAAAGCGTTTTCTACCCATTCCGTGAATACTGGTATTTGATCCTCGATGGTGATATGGGCAGAGAGGGATAACAGGGGCATCACCTCTTTTACCAGCTCGTCTAATGTGATGCAGTTCTGCTGGCGATCCAGCATTGCCTTGATGCCGACATAATGAGCATCCCAATTCAGCAATCTTGCCATTCCTAATTCTTTCTAATTTAGTCATATTTATTTAATTGATGTTGGCTAATTGCGTAACAAGTCGCAATCTTTCCAAATTGATCAATGCTTTGCTCTTTATCAGCATTTGCTTTAATGTAATTCCATGCACCCCAACAACGAATATCACCGCCTGTATCATCGACTATACATAACACATATATGTCACATGGGTCTTTATCATGATACTCGGTAACTCGTAATTTTATATTATCTATGCGACTAGACTTGACATCAACCTTATGATTGTTGCCATCGATAAAATCATATGGCTTTTTAAATTGTGATAATTCAAAATCAGGCATTAAATTAAATGCTTTAGCCACAATAAACTCACCCATAAACCCGTCTATATCTAATTGATATGGGTCTTTATTTGAAATCCTTTTGTCCTTATTAAACTTTTGTGCGTTATCCCTACGGGCTTTGCCTATAAATTTAACAATGCGGATTTCCTCTTGGGTGAGGTTAATTCTCATTGTGTTGCTTTACCTTCGGCTCTTGCAGTTGATTCCAAAGATCGCCATACTTCAATTTTGGCTTGTGCCGTAATCATTAACCAACGCAATTCAACAAATTGCTCTTTTGCTTCTGCTAATGCAGTTATTACCTGAATATAATCAGGATGAGAATAAGCGTAAGATTCTTTGGCTGATTCGGTTTTAGCATCACATTCAATCATTAATAATGCTTTTTTGCTCTTACGAAATTCAGTCAAATAAGTTACATTTTTTTCTGCATGAGCCAAAGCTTTTGCATTGTCTCGCATAAAATCTACACATTTATAAGGATTGATTTTGTTGTTGTCTTGTTCTGTCATTTTGTGCCTTTCTAGCTTGTATTTCCTTTTGTAATATATGCCAAAAGAGTGATCTAATTATCATAATCCTCTGCTCCTTATCGTTGCATCAATCTTGTTGATGATTTCAAACCTTTGTAAGCCAATCGTATGCAAACCTAATTCATTAGCTTTAGCCATCATTGCCTGATCATTGATTCGCCAATCTTGTGTCGTACTTCCCATTATTTTTTTTGTCATCCATGAAGCATCAAATGACTTCCAGCCTTTAAAAATAATTGTTTCTAATACATCAGCCAATGGCATCTTGGCTAATTCAGCTTCTTTGATCAACCTTGATAAGACTCTAGGTGTTACAGGTGACTTCATTCGTTTTCTATAAATTAAAAAATCATTCCATAAATCAACGGACACACCTTCAGGTGGGTCTATGTTTTTATTATTGTTCTTAGTTATTGGTTTATAGTTATTAGTTAGGGTTTCTGTTGGGTTATCAAAAATAACCGATTGGGTTTTCTTAGGTCGTCCACCCAGTTTTCCGACTTCACGATTGCGATCAGCCTTGGCATGATATGTAGCCAATTCTTCATCACATCGTTTGTGCCTATATCCATCATCGGTCTTGATAAAAAATTCATTCAAAATGATCTGCACGACTTCATTCTTTTCATCAAGCCTTAATCGCCTGATCAAAGGGTTTAAATCAAGCGGGATTGGTTTTTCTGAATCGTAGTAATGATTGATCAACCTAAAGTAGATCGCCTCTTCAATAAGCGTTAAATGCGATGTATGTAATGCCCAATCGCTGATGCCGAATTTGTAATAATGCATAGGTGTCCTTTTCGTAAAACAAGACCATAATACATTGTAGAAAAGAAAAAGACCAACTACAAAGTTTTAATTGTAACCAATGCTTTTCCACCTTTTATTTGTTCGCCACGCTGAACAATGAGGATGTCTATTTGGGAATCGTCATTCATAACATTAGCTTGAACCAATGCATCAAAACAACTTTTGACTGAATTATCAATATCCCGAACCCGTTTATCAGTTGGATATAAAGTAATAGTTACTTCTACTCTGGCATCGCCTACTGTTTTAGTGGGTTGTAGGCTCACCTGATGAGCCACATCTTTTTTAAACTGAACTGCTTTATTGGTAAGAAATCTTCGATGACCATGAAAACCCCAATAGGTGTTCACGCTGGGCGGGTATGGGATTTCTAAATTAATTGTTGTCATATATTAGGTTATGTATAATAGTTCATGGTTGCATTTTGCACCATACACGAAAAAGGAGAATGACATGATGTCAATGCATGATAGGTATTATGAACCTGATGATGATGATTCAGGCGACTTCATCGATGAAAGAACGGCAGAGTTACTAAACACAAAAGACTATGATCCGTCATTAGTTCATCATTTAGCAGAAGCAATATCCGAAGCCAATTCTGATGATCAACAAAGTATTAAAGACTTTATTGAAAACAAAGAGTGGGACAAGCTGGGAATGAAGTTGTATTACATCAGCCATGAATACATGGAAAAGTTTGCTGAAAGCAAAGCAATCGATGAATACAATCAGGGACTATTACACGATTAAAGGATAAAACATGAAAACATTTGAAGAACTCCGCAAAATTAATGTTGGCGAATACATAGAACGCAAAGGCAATCTAAGCTATTTGTCATGGTCGTGGGCAGTTGATCAACTATTACAAAACGATCCAACGGCTACATGGGAATTTCCTGAACCTAAAGAGTTTGGCGAAACAATGATGGTCTATTGTCATGTAACGGCTTTTGGCAAAACAATGAAGATGCATTTGCCCGTAATGGACAATCGCAATCAAGCCATCAAAAATCCCGATAGCCGTAAGATTTCAGATTCAATGATGCGATGCCTTGCCAAATGTATTGCTTGCTTTGGGATTGGCTTATACATCTATGCGGGTGAGGATTTACCCGATGATGCAACATCAAGCGTGGATACAAATCTATTAACTAAATTTGTTACCGATATTACATTGGCACCCGATGTTGAAACATTAAAGAGTGTGTATTGGACTGCTTGCCGTACTTGTGCTAATGATCAATCAGCAATGAAATCATTAGAAGTTGCCAAAGACAAACGCAAGGCAGAATTATCATGACAACATTTACAACCGAAGATCGATTGGCAGTCGAGCCGATACCTTTTGCTGGGATGGTCGTTATAAACCAAGATACCCGATTGCTTGAACAAGGCACGGATGAATGGAAGAAAGCCCGATTAGGTCATGTGTCGGGCAGTTCAATTGCAGATGTTATGGCTAAAGGTAAATCAGGCGAGGCTATTACCCGTAAGAAATACAAAACCCGATTGGTTGCTGAAAGACTTACGCATGAAGTTAGTGAGTCCTATACAAATGCAAGCATGGAATGGGGTATTGCAACAGAACCAATGGCTCGTCAGGCTTACGAAGTTTCACATGAAACATTAGTGGACAAGACAGGCTTTTGGATGCACCCGACAATTAAATGGCTTGGGTGCAGTCCCGATGGGCTTGTAGGCGATGATGGGCTGGTTGAAATCAAATGCCCGAACACAACAACACACATAGATTATTTGTGGGCTGATGAA